CCACAGCTCGGCGTTGGCGTTTTCAGATATTTTCTGAACGACTTCGTTGACTGATTCAGCAGAAATCTCTGCCTCTTCATGCTGTGAAGCTATCAATATTGCCGAGGATAAAAGAAATCCTTGGAATACTAATGGATCACAGTTATCAACAGCATACTCGTCCATATGGAACGCGTAATTGCGTAACCAGTCTGGAACTAGAGGAAGCCCGCGTAACAAACGGGAAGCCGTTGGGAACATCATCGGGTAAAATCGCAACTTGCGTTGCTGATTCACCTGAGGATACATCTCTCGGACATATTCTTCTACCTTAACGCACCAATAGGGCGCCTTGGAGCGGAACATATCGTCAAGATTCTTCTGCACATCACCAAGGTGAGTAACAGCTTGATCCCACATCTCCTTTTGATGGAGTGGAGGGTCGTAAGACCCTTCCATGTAACGGACAAATTTTACTATCCGTAACAATATGGGAGAACCCTCGTTAATGACGGGATGAGACAGCTGAGATGCCATCTCCTTGACGTTGTTAAAGCCAAGTTCTCGCCATTGACCAGGTCGGAACATTCCGTCCGGAAATATAGAATAACCGGCGAATTCCGCATACTGGTTCGATGAGTGAGACTTATGCTCAGAAATAGGGATACCCATCTGGGTAATAACTTCCCTGTAACTGGCATGGACATCATCATTGGCAATGACGACGTCGTCTCCAAGGATACGAAACGTATCAATCGGCTTGACACCATGACGGTGACATAACCATGTCAACAACAAGTTATGTGTTAAGCTGAACAAGGCTATTGAGGGCCGGATACCCAAGGGTTGTCCGACCTGCCAACTGATCGTTTCCGACTCGAAGTAGGGTTGTAGTGTTTTATCTACTTCCCACTTACCTCGACAGATGAACTGCAAGAATTCTAAATGTTCTTGTGGAACATGGAGACCTTGAAGAACCGCTATCTGTGGTTCGATAGGAAAGCGACAAGTCGCTGTAGATAAGTCTACGGAATGGACAACCAGTCCTGCCCGGAGACAATCTTGCGCGAAGGTTGCACCAGATTCCTGGTCCATCGTACAATCTGTCCCGAGTTTGTTCCTGACCTCTTTGACATAGTCATAGAGAGGAGTTAACAGGCACTGATATACGGTGTAAGGAGCGGCAAACATTCGAAGTTTTCCGCCACCTTCCTGCGTAGCGTGGATTTCTCCAACGCAACCATTCGATTTACCCTTTGTCACACGAATACATTCGTATAATGACTTCGGAGTAATCGGATAAAACGCAGACTCCCAACCTGGAAGCTTTTCCACTACAGAAATGACATCTTGTCGTTTCAAGAGTGAAAGACTATCCACCAATGGGGGCTGTGATGTCACTTTGGTTTTACCAGAGCGCGACATTACAGTATGCCACTGCTGAAGAATCAGAGGAAAATGAGGCTCATAAAAACGAGTCAAATCTCCTGTGAACAATCCTTTGGCCAGGCCTTGCACCTTGTCAGAAACAAGGGCAACAATGCCCGGGTCCCCACTAAAGGGGGTCATGACTGCGGGAAGAACTTTACCGACTTGACGGTCGCTAGGTTCGTCCAGGACGATCACTCGAGCTAGTTTTGCTAGCCGAACCAAAGTCTCCTTTGGTAGGTTTTTACAACCTGTGAAGAATTCTGGGAATCCGTCGTTATCGACCTTGACCCAATCTGGTTTTTCGCCAGAGCTCGTCAGGTACCACATCAAAGTGTCACCGACTCGCTTCAGGTAATCGACGGCGCCCTCGGGCCCCCGGCATTTAACCTGACGTTCCCAAATGAGAGAAATCTCTTTTGAGGTATCAGAGTCAACACCTAGGGTGCGAAGACGCCTCGATAGGCCTTTTCGTGTCAACATGTGTGCATCCTCCAGATGGATGGTGTACTATTGTTGCTTCAACCAACGAGTGGTATCAGCAAAACGGAAATTCC